GAAAGGAGGTATATAATGGCAGAAACTTATTCAGTCGAAGCGGTGCTTACTGCGGTTGACAAAGGAATGAGTTCTACTTTGAACGGTCTACAGAAAGCTATCAACGGACTTCAAAAGACATCATCTGCATTTGATACGATTTCAAATAAGAGTGGTTCAATGTTCAAATCGATGTTGGGCGCTAATCTTGTTAGTTCAGCGGTAACTTCAGCTTTTGGAAGTATCAAGAATTCTTTGGGTGAAATGGTTGGTGAGTTGAACAGTTCCAAGAAAGCATGGGACACGTTCGATGGTAACCTTAGCAAGCTAGGCTGGGGGAAAGACCAAATTAACGAAGCTAAAGAGGCCATGCAGGACTATGCGACTAAAACCATCTACTCAGCTTCAGATATGGCTAGCACATTCTCGCAGATGGCTGCAATTGGTCGTCGAGATAGTGGTGAACTAGTTAAGGCTATGGGTGGTCTTGCTGCATCCGCTGAAAATCCGAAACAAGCCATGAAATCCTTGTCTCAACAAATGGTGCAGGCTTTAGCTAAACCGAAGATTTCATGGCAAGATTTCCGCGTCATGATGGAACAAGCTCCAGCAGGTATGAGTGCCGTCGCTAAAGAGATGGGAATGTCTTTAAATGAGTTGATTACTAAAATTCAAGCAGGACAAGTCAAAACAGATGATTTCGCTGAAGCGTTTAAACGTGCAGGGATGTCGATGCAGGACATGGCCACAAGCTACAAGACGATTGATCAAGCGTTAGACGGTTTGAAAGAGACGCTAGCAAATAAACTGAAGCCAGCTTTTGACGCATTATCTAAAGCAGGTATCAAGGCTCTTGAAGCTATCATGAATCAGCTTGATAAGATTGATTTTAATAAATTAGCAACAAACCTTGAAGATGTGTTAAATAAGATTGATTTTGACTCAATCATGAAAAAGATTTCTGGATTTGTAACAAACGCAGTATCTAAAATGAAGGAATTTTGGAAAGGTTTCTCAGAATCTGGTGCTATTTCAAATTTCAAAGTAACATTAAACGAAATCTGGCAAGCTATTAAGAAAGTTGTTTCTGCATTGGCTGGAGGAGATTTTGAATCTTTTGGTCAAAAGCTAGGTAGAGGGTTAAATATAGCATCTGGGGCGTTACAAGCGTTTGCCAAGGTTGTAGAAAGTTTAAGCCCTGCTCAAATTAGAGGAATTGCTGAAGCGTTTATTGCTTTTAAAACAACAAAGGCATTGATTGGACCTACGACAACTGCCTTAAATGGTCTCAGTAAAGCAGTTGTTTTAACAAAAAGTGGGATTGCTGGTTTAAGAACAATAAAAGATGTGGGAATGGCCTTAATCGGCATTTCTAAAGGCTCTAAAGCAGCAAGCTCAGCACTGACATTTATGGCGGAAGGTTCAAAACTCGCTAGGATAGCCTTAGGCGGCTTAAATATCTTGACAAAAATTGGCGGGTGGATTATGCCAGCTATTTCAGCAATTGGAACGTTCATTTCAGGTATTATGGAAGGTTCTGCAATTGCTGGAGCTTTTAGTTCGGCTTGGGGAGCGATAGTAGCAGTCTTATCAGGCCCAGTTGGTTGGATTATTGGTATTGTTATTGCGCTGGTTGCAGTATTCGTTCTGTTATGGAATAAATGTGAAGGATTCAGAAAATTCTTCACAGGTCTATGGGATGGAATTGTTAACGTCGCTTCAAAAGCTTGGCAAGGCATTCGAAACGCATGGAACGGCTTTGTTGACTGGTTCTCTAACTTATGGAATAGAGTCAAAGAAACTGCTTCAAACGCATGGAACGGCTTTTTAGAAAAAGCAAAACCAGTAATAGATGCCATTAAGAATGTCTGGAATAGCATTACTGAGTTCTTTTCTGGACTTTGGGAAGGTATTAAGCAGGTAGCTTCAGATGTCTGGAATAGCTTTTTAGAGGGTGCTCGTCCTATTGTTGAAGCTTTAATGAATGTTTGGAATGCTTTAAAAGATTTCTTTTCAGCTTTGTGGGGTGGAATTGTTTCAGTAGCTACAACGGTTTGGAATGGAATCGTTGAAGTAGTGATGCCAATCATTGAAGCTATCAAAAATGCTTGGAACGGTTTAGTTGAGTTCTTTGTAATTCTTTGGAATAGCGTCACAGATATTTCTAAAAATGCATGGAATGGATTTGTTGATTTTTTGACCCCTATTGTCGAAACAATAAAAGGATTATGGACTGGTTTCTCTGAGTTCATGTCTACTATTTGGACTGGTATCGTAGATGTTGCTACGACTGCGTGGAATATGCTTCAGCCGGTCATTGAGACGGTTTGGACAGCTATTCAGCAATTCATTACAAGTGCAATCGAAGTGATTCAAAACGTGATTACAACAGGCATGCAGATTATTCAAAATGTCTGGAATGCAGTTTGGACAGTATTTACTACAATTGTCCAGACAGTTTGGACAGTAATTTCAACAATCATTTCAACAGTTTTGAATGTAATAGCAGGTATTATCAGTGTAGCAACTGCACTTATCCAAGGAAATTGGAGTGGTGCGTGGGAAGCTGTTAAAGGTATTGCACAAACAGTATGGACAGGTATTCAGACAGTTATCTCAACGGTAATTAATGCGATTAGTAATATCATCAGCACAGTATTGAGCGCTATCCAAAACACAGTTACGACAATTTGGACGGGTATCCAAAACTTTGTGTCAACTGCAATCAATGCGATTAAAGATACTGTAGTGAATGTTGCTAACGCTTTGAAAGAAGGTTTCTTAAACGCATTAGAAGCGCTTAAAAGTGGAGTTTCTAGCGCTATTGAAGCAGTTAAAGGCTTCTTTGACCAATTATGGAATATTGACTTAGGGGCAGCAGGGCAAGCTATCATCGATGGTTTCTTAAACGGTCTAAAATCAGCTTGGGGAGCGGTTCAAGATTTTGTCGGTGGTATCGCTAGCTGGATTGCCGAAAACAAAGGACCTATCTCTTATGACCGTAGATTGCTGATACCAGCTGGTCAAGCTATCATGGGTGGTTTCAATACCACTTTAATGAGTGGCTTTGAAGATGTCAAAGGCAATGTGTCTGGAATGGCAGACGGTATTCGTTCGATGTTTGACGATGCAGTTTCTAGAGTTTCAGCGATGTCCAATGCCTTGCAGGGCGATTTCTCTAATAACGTATCTGGTACATTGTCAGCTACTTATGAAGTAAATCAAACGAAAGAACCGGCTATTATTAACCTCGCTCTTGGTTCAAATGATTTCAGAGCCTTCGTTTCTGACATTTCAAACATCCAAAGTAAAGAAGAAAGGATAAGATTGAAGGCTCAAAGCCTTTAATGGTGTTTTAAATGTATACTTTTAATGACACAATAAGAGGCACGCCAACATTTAACTCTGGCTTAGAAGTTCGATTTGGTGATGTGAGCCTCAATCAAGAGATGAACAACGAGGACGGAACGTTTTTTGTGGCAAACACCACAGGACGTGATGTCCTTGATTTTCATCACGAAACTGCAACTATCAAAGGTCGAGACGGTCAATATCTCTATGGTGCGACTTATAAAGAGCGTGAGATAGAAATACAGGTTAAGTTAACAGGATTTACTGATTTAGGCATGCGGAAACAGTACGAGCGATTAAATCGCCTCTTGTTTTCTCGTAAAGCCAAGAAATTAGTATTCGGTGATGATTCAGGCCGATATTATAAAGCAATCTTTTCAAAAGTTAAGAAACCAGAATTGGAAGATGCGAATGATACGGTTATCAAGTTGCATTTTATTTGCCATGATCCGTTCAAGTATACCGAACCTAAAACTGCTACAACAAACAAAGTAACGTATAACGGAGACTTTCCAACAGAGCCTATTTTGAGACTTACAACGCAAGCTGGCTCTGAGATTCGGATTCTACATCTTGAAACTCAGAGATATATTCGACTAAAGGCTACTTACATTCAAGGTCCAAATCTACTTGTTAATTGTGAGACAAGAGAAATCACGTTAAATGGCAGGAACGAGTTGATGAACTTCGACATGGTTAATAGTCGGTATTTTAAACTTCAAAAAGGCGTTAATACATTTCAAGTTGTAGGCGCTCTGCTAAATAGTATTGAGTATAAAGAGGTATTCGCATGATCTATTTATTTAATCAAACAGAAGAATTGATTGATGTCATTGATGAAGCGAGCCTTGCAGATTTCACTCATACGATTGAATTAAATCAATTTGATAGAGCGAGCTTTGAAATTCCTGTAGATTACAAGCCTAACATTATCAAAGAAGCCCAGTTTTTCGGATTTCAATCACGAGACAGGGCTTTTTGTTTGTTTCGGATTTCTGAAAAATCTTACGACATCGGTTTGACTATCCAGGGGATAGACAGAGCAGAAAGTGACTTGCATTCATTCATCATCGAAGATAAGCGACCGGGCGGAAATGCAAGCGATGTTTTAAGAGAGATTTTGAAGGGCACTGGCTACCAATTAGGTTATGTAGACGGTTTGACAATTAATGGTAATATGTCTTTCTATTACATTTCTGTCAGACAAGCTCTTGTTAAATTGATTGAATCTTACGCTTGCGAGTTCAAAGTTAGATATACCTTTGTCGAAAACAAGATAATCGGACGATACATTGACCTAAATCAGCGTTTTGGACGCAAAACAGGGCATCAATTTGAATATGGTTCTAACATCCTGAACATAACCTATGAAGAATCATCTGACGAGGTTGTGACGGCTCTTATTGGGCGTGGTAAGGGTGAACAAAGCACGGATGAAACTGGGGAAGCTACGGGTGGTTATGGTCGTAGAATCCAGTTTAAAGATGTATCGTGGTCTGTTGCTAAAGGCGACCCTGTCGACAAACCTGCAGGGCAGAATTATGTATCGAATGAGACCGCTAGAAACATCTACGGCTTACATCAAAATGGCGAAATTAAACACCGTTTTGGAGTATATACCAACGAAGATATAGAAGACCCGGTCGAGTTGTTAAAAGCAACTTACAAGGAATTGCAACGTTTATCTGTTCCTATCGTCACGTTCAAAGCCAATCTTTTGGATTTGGCCAATGCGATTGAGCAAGATATCTGGATTGGTGATAGTGTCGGAATCGTAAGAGACCAGATTGGAATAGCTTTTGAAGCTAGAATCCATAAGCTAATCATCGACAAGTTAGATGATAACCGCTCAGTCGTTGAATTGGGCGATTACCAGACATTACAAGCTAAAGACCGCTCAACTCGTCAACAAGCTATCAAAGAAGCAGTAAGTGGCTTTAGTGAGGGGTTGATTGAAGAAGCTATAGCGACCGAGGTAGACCGTCGAAATAAGGAATTCGACGAGAAAATTCGCGTTTATAAGTTAGAGTTTGATAATGAACTGCAACGTGCGAAGGAAAGAGCCGAAGAAGTCAAGCGTCAAATCTCAAGCGAAATTGACAAGAAGTTTCAGTCGTTCGACAACGCTTCAATCCAAGAAGCTAGACGAAAAGCTGAAGAGGCCCTACGAAGTGCTGGTGCAAGTAATTCACTCGCTCAGGAAGCGAAACGAATTAGCGAGCGAGCAAGAGCAGATCTTACTAACCTACAAGCATCATCTCAAAATGCTCTTAGCCAGATTGAGTCGTTCAAGACTCAATACGGCACGAAGCTGAACGAGGTTAAAAGTACTGCAGACGGTCTATTTACTAAAATAGGTGCAGTTGAGACCTACATCAGCAAGGATGGTCAGCGACAAGAGAGATTGCAGCGTTATGCTCGAGATGAGAGCGCTCGTCAAGTCAGTGCAGTCCGTGAACAGATATCCAGAGATTATGTTGGGAAATCGACTTATCAGGAGGATGTGAGAGGCCTTGAGCGTCGTTTTAGTTCGATTAGCACGCAGACGAACAATGACATCGCTTCAAAGATTGCTCAGTACAAGCAGACGGTAGACGGCCAATTTGCAAGCATCACATCGCAAATCGCTGGCAAGGCCAATCAGACAGACTTCCAACGTGTCAGAGAGACTAGTCAGCTCTATGAGCGGATTATTGGTAGCAACGAGAATGATATCTCGAATAAAGTCGCTCGCATGGCTCTGACGAATCACCTATTTCAGGTTGAGGTTGCTAAAATCAACGGACAGAATTTAATTCGCAATTTCGATTGGAACGGATTGCTACCTCTTGGGTCGTATTCGTCAGCTTGGAAATTTGAAAGAATCATCGATGAGAATTCCAAAAGCGGACATACTTTGAAAGCCACTTGTACAAAGAGTGGTAATGGTGGTTTCAATAAAGTTTTATTTGATTTGAGAGGCAATGAATTTCAAGGCAAGGATATGACATGGTCTTGGGAAATGAAATCTAGTCGGCCAATCACCTTCTACGACATGGGATTTGAAGCGGGTGGATTAAAGAGGAATGTGCCTGTATCGACAGAATGGGAACGAATTTCTAATACATTTAAGGTTGCCTTTTCGCGATACTATTCAAGCGTTTTTTACGCTAACGGGTGGCGAGTTGGTGATGTAGTATATATTCGTGACCCACAACTTGAGGAAGGTTCAATCGCTACAACTCCAAAACGCGCCCCCGAAGACACAGAGGAAGCCGTTCGCACGGTTCAGAGTCAACTTGCTGGGTCGTGGTCGGTTCAGAATTTGACAAGTGCTGGTGCTTTGGTTTCTCAAATTAATGCGACTAACAATCAAATTTTGATTGAAGCGGAGAAGATTCGCTTGAAAGGAAAGACCTTGCTTGATGAATTGACCGCCATTCAAGGGTATTTCAAGCGTTTGTTTGTCGGCGAGGGTGCATTTGCTAAACTGAACGCTGAGATTATCGGTTCAAAGACTATCACAGCTGATAAGCTCATTATGGACCAAGCAATGGCTCGGATGTTCGTATCAAGTAATATCTTCACAGATACGCTTGCTGCTAAAGAAGCCTTTATCAACAAGCTTCGGTCTGTTGTAGTTACTGCTACCTTGCTTGAGGGGTATAAGGGGAAAATCGGTGGATTCCAGATTGGTACTCATGATAAAGACCCGAACTCTTACTGGCTAACTGGCCAGAACCAATTCGCAGTCGGAATGGGTTCAGGTAATGGGCGATGGGGCCAGACTGCCCTTTGGGTTAACTGGGGAAACAACTGGGAGAAGCCAGGCAATTACGCTTGGTATGTCAAAAATAACGGTGAAATGTATTGTTATAATCAAGCTAATTTTTGGAATCGACCTATAGTTCACGGAAACCTTGAAGTAACCGGAAATATTGTATATACGTACGATAAGAATAAAGAGGGTTACTGGATTTCATCACCAAAATACTCAAGAATTGATCCATCTAGCGGTTATTTATATCTTTATTACAGCGGTTCAGGTTACGACTGGATCCCAATGAATAAAGAGATTTCAGACCGTCGATATAAGAACAATATCGAAGACAGTACAGTCTCAGGCCTTGATATTGTCAACAGCTTGAAAACTTACAGCTACCGCAAGGAGTACGATGGAAAAATAGAAGATATAGCTTGCGGTATCATGGCGCAGGATGTTCAGAAGTACGTTCCAGAGGCTTTCTACGAAAATCCGGACGGGGCTTACTCATATCGAACATTTGAACTCGTGCCTTACTTAATTAAGGCCATTCAAGAACTTAATCAAAAATTGGAGAAATTAGCATGAATGAAGCAATCAATCAGCTAGTGTTACAATCACTAGCCACTAAATTGGCCAAAAGTGAGTTGGAATCGGCTCAAAATGAGGCGTTTTATCAACTTGCAACAAGCGAATTAAAAGCAATGAACGAGGTACTGGAATACGACCCAGCGCTCAAAGAACTATTTGAAGAAACTAAAGCTAAGATGCAAAAAGGAGAATAGAACATGACACAAACTTACGAATTAGCAAATGCCCCTTACTATCGTCAACCTGAGAACGTAACGATTGTTACAATCAAGAAAGAACATGGCCAACGCTATAGCTACGAGCAAGCAGGATTGAATGGCGACCGCACTCACGAAAGTCAAGAGGTGCTTATCCAAGCAGTTTTGGATGTTATTAAGGCTGAACTTGACCCGGCGAGCGCTATTGTTCAAACGCAAGCGAAACTGGAAGAGGCGACACATCAACTTGCTGAAACTAAAGCGAAACAAACCGCTACAGATGAAGCAGTTAAGCATAACCAAGAAGAAACCGACCGGTATGGGAAGATTATCCATGCGGTCGTTTTAAATGCCGTAGCAGGCAAGACAATCGCCTATGGAACCAACTACAAGGAATTGGTAGAGTTGATTCCACTTGCTGAAGTTGGTAAGCATTACATGGCACATGACTTGATTACTATCGAGGACCCTAATCATACGGAAGTCAACGGTGAAGGCAAGCGTGTCTTGGTTCAACTTAACCGTGAATTCACGTATAATGGCGAACCAGTCAGCGATTTCGCTCGTAATGGTCGTCTTGAACTTGATGGAACAGGCGCAGCATGGAAGTTTGAACCAAAAGAGTAGAGGTGTTAAATGGACATCTTACAGCAAACAGAACATTTCTTCATGAACGTACTACCAGTAGCTTCACCGATTATTATCGCTTGGCTTAGCTACAAACTGCCGAAGAAATCAAAGGAACAAACAGACCAAATCATTTCAGAGTTGAGTGAAGTCAAGAAACAAATCAAAGATGTCCAAGAAACCGCATGCGACAGCAACACCAAAATTGACGAAGTACAAGAGAAACTGAAGTTACACGACGAGGCGCACCTGGTAACTATGAGGATGCGCCTTGACCGTGATATTCGCAGGGCCATCCGTCGTGGGTTTACCACAAAGGATGAGTTCTATGTGGTCGAAAATATGCACAAAAGCTATAAAGCTCTTGGAGGCAATGGCTACATTGACCACTTGTACAACAATTTTGAAGCATTGCAGATTAGGGACGACATCTTAATTGAAGATGAGAAAGGGGCGCAGAATGGTCTATAACACGACAAATCTGGCTCAATTTGACGGCGGCTATCTGATTAAGCAAGGGGACATCTCTTCCACATTTGGTTATGAACTATTAGACGAGGACTTCCAAGCGATACCCTCATTAAATGGACAAGAAGCCCTTGTCACATTGACTTTGGGACATTCACAATGGTCAAAGAGGGTCACAGTAGAGAATCAAAGCGTGGTGTTTAGTATCACTGATATCTTACCAATCGGTAAGTATCGGCTGGAAATTAACGTAGGTGGATATGTATTTCCGAGCGATAAGACGACACACATCAAGATAGTCGCGTCAGATAAAGAACTGGTAACAAACGAAATCCACACTCTCAAAGAGTTTGATATCGCAGAAGAGGTTAAGAAGCAACTTGCAGGTAGGTCTGTAGGTAGTGACAGCACAGTAAGTCAGGAATTTCCTGACTTGCTTTTTTACTACAATTTAGGAAAGGTGTAGAAATATGGACACAACAAAATTAACGGCATTTGCGCAAGCAGTTGGTGTTGACATCAAGGAATTGAAACAACTGCTAAATGGTAAAGTTGACAATGCGACAGTCACACAACTGATTGAACAGGCTAAAACAGCAGTTAAAAATGACATTTTAGGCGAGGGTGTATCTGAGGATTTGAATACCCTCAAAGAGATTGCTGAGAAAATCGCTAGCATGAGCGGAAGTACTGAAAGCGCAGTTGTTCAAAAGATTTCAGATTTAGGCACACGACTTGACTCTTTTGCCAATCTCGACCTGGTCGCAACATATAATGCAGCGAAAGCGTGATTGCTATGAATAACCTTGAAAATCTAGCAACGGAAATCGGTAAGGATATCAAGGATATCAGGACACGTTTTGCAACCAAGGAAGAAATGCATGAAGCAACTGAGATAGACTATTCTCAGATTGTGACGCATGAAGAATTGGAGGGCAAGCATTATTTAACACAACATCAATCGCTTGCTGATTATGCTAAAAAGAGTGAGATTGTAAAGCCTCAGCTGACATTAACAGGTAATGATTTAAGTATCACAGGAGGTAACAGGGTCACTTTACCGCTACCAGAGAACGTCGGCCATGAAATCCGTGGTACAGGCTCACCAGAAGGGCGTATCACTGCTGAAATTGGCACGACATATGTTGATGTCAACGTGACGAACGGAGCCTTAAAATGGATTAAAGAAAAAGGTAGTGGCAACACAGGTTGGCGTGTCTTGATTGGCGATACAGGTTGGAGAACGCTTAACACGGTTTCGAAACTTACTGTAGGCAATCGAACATCGTTTATCAAAATTAGGCGTGTTAATAACTTAGTTTCTTATAACTTCGGAGGTTTGGATTGGGGATGGTTCGGAATTATTCGCAGAAATGGGCCGGGATTCGTTCGTCACCATAGCACTGGAGATCGAGGCGTAAAAGTGCTAAATCCTGGAAACATTCCAGAAGGTTTTAGAAGTGAAAGCTCTTTAATCGGAAGTATCTATAGCGATTCAGGAAAACCGTATGGAATCTGGTATTTGGGCGGAAAGAGTGACGCAAACTATATCCAGTTCAGTTTCAACGATGTCATCCCAACCGACCGAGACATCGGAGATATTCGCGTAAGTGCCGTTTCGTATATAACTGACGAACCGTGGCCAACAACATTGCCATAAAAAGAAAGGAAAATAACAAATGATTAACTGGAAATTAAGATTACAAAACAAAGTAACACTCATTGCATTGCTTGGGGCCATTTTCCTAATGGCTCAGCAATTCGGATTGGATATCCCTAAAAATATCCAAGACGGTGTGAACACATTCGTGTATATCCTTGTATTGCTGGGTGTGGTAAATGACCCAACAACCAGCGGTATCACTGATAGCAAGCAAGCGCTTGAGTATGAAAATCCGAAGGAGGACTAAGAATGGATATTGATACAAGTAGACTAAGAACTGACCTTCCACAAGTTGGGGAACAACCATACAGACAAATTCATGCGCATTCAACAGGGAATCCGAACTCGACTGCCCAAAATGAAGCAGACTACCACATGCGCCGTCCTGTTGATTCAGGTTTCTTTTCCCACGTTGTTGGGAACGGCCGTGTGATGCAGACCTGGTACACAGACATGGGAGCTTATGATGTGGGAGGCGGCTGGAACGTTGAAGGCTACGGACAAGTAGAATTGATTGAGAGCCATGCAAACAAAGAAGAATTCATGCGCGATTACAAGCTCTATGTTGAGCTTTTGCGCAACCTTGCTGATGAAGCAGGAATTCCGAAAACGTTGGATTCTGATAGTTTGGCTGGAATTAAGACGCACCAACACTGTACGTATAACCAGCCGCGAAACTACTCTGACCACGTTGATCCGTATCCTTATCTTGCAAAATGGGGCATCAGCCGTGAGCAGTTTAAAAAGGATATCGAAGGTGGCTTATCTGAAGCTGGCTGGAAACGCAATGAAACCGGCTGGTGGTGGGTAGAGTCAGATGGCTCTTATCCGACAAAACGCTGGAAGAAAATCAATAATGAGTGGTTCTACTTTGATGAACGTGGCTATTGCTTAATCAATCGCTGGTTCAACGATGGTAAAGACTGGTTCTATCTTGATAAGCGTGGGGCAATGGTCACAGGATGGATGTTCCTAAACCATCGATGGTATTTCTTCAAATCAGACGGTCGCATGGCCACTGGTTGGGTGAAATACCGTGAAACCTGGTATTTTATGGAAGAAAAAGATGGTTATATGCTGTCTAAACAATTCATCAAATCGGGAGATGGTTGGTACTATCTGAAGGCAAACGGTGAACTTCACACAGACCCAGCCTTCAAAACCGAACCAGACGGACTTATCACCGTTGTTGACAAACCGAAAGAAGAAAAATAAAAACAGAAAGGACTTTCAAAATAGATTACACTAACCGCAGGCATTCGCTTGCGGTTTTTTGTTTGCTCCAAAACAAAATGTGGTATAATATAGGTAGATATTCTTAAATCTATCTACCTACTTTCAAACACTAGCCCCCACTAGTGTTTTTTGTTTTAAAAGGGGCAAAAATGTCGTAAACCTCTGTAAAGTGAT